CGCCCGATGGCGTGAACGTCACCAAGTCGCCTTCGTTGACGGTGACAGGCGTATTCACCTCAACGCTGCCGATCGCGTTGGTGCCCCCCGTGAAACTGATTGTCGCGACCGTCGGGCCGCCGTTGATGGAAACCGCAACGCTGATCGTGCCGGTGGATGCGCCCTCCGAAACCGCAAAGGCGCGCTGCAGGTTGCCCTTGTGGATCGAGACCGTTGAGCCGGCCGCCGGACTGGCGCCGATCGAGGCGGTACGGGCGTAGACCGCGCTTTCGTGGAACGGACGATTAAGAGGAAGTACCATTTGAGCCTCCCAAAATTCTTGAAATGATCGCGGGCGGCCCGAAAGCCGCCCGCAGTTGGTTCAGAGGCTCACGCCGTGGTGTTGTCGAACACGCCACCCGACGCCTTCTCGTTGCGCGCAACCAGCGCGTATTCGGCCAAAATCTGCGCCCGATCGTTGTCGCCGGTTTTGGCGAGCGGGATGGAGATCATGTTGCGGCCGTTGAGGTACGCCACCGCCCACTTGTCCATTTCCAGAACAAGCACGTCACGCGGACGTGAAAACCGGTTGGCGACAACCTTGAGCTTGCCGAAATCCGATTCGTAGGCGTCAACCGACGCAACGATCTTCTTCGACTTCGTCTCCTCCATCGCAGTGGCCCGGCCGGTGAAGGTCGAAAACACCTGCTTGTTGAAGGCGCCGGTCATGATGGTTCCGGGCTTGCCGCCGTTGGTCCAAATCGACGCCAGAACGGCTTTCAGGCGCGCTTCGGTGAATGCGAGCTGCGTGCCATCGACGCGCGTACCAGCACCATCCGCAGTCGCGGGGTCGGCAGCGCCGCCAGCGGTACCCTTGGACGTGTTGGACTTGATCCAGGACAGCGCCGAGGCGGTGGTACGGCCCGTCGTGTTCGGAACTTCTGCGGCCTTGGCCTGGTTGGAGCCGACAAGGATGGTTTCCATGTCGCGCTTGAGCTCAAGGCCCTTCAACATCTCCTGGTAGGCCATTTCATTGTCGCGGCCGGCGTGGTCAACGGCCTGCTGAGTGCCTGAGACCTGGGCTACCTTGAACGAAATCTGGCACAGGTTGCCGAGACGAGCGGTCGGTGTGACGGTGTTGCTGGTCGGGTTGTCACCTTCCAACTGCGCATTGCTCGCCGTTGCCGGGGCCAGCGACTGCGTCTGCCATTCGTGGTTGACGGCAGTCGCCTTTTCTTTGTCCACGCCGGACATGAAGGGCGTATCGGTCGGATCGATACGATAGATCATGTCCGACAAGTCTTCGCGGTTGCCAACCGCGTTGTAGGTCTGAAAGGTATTGGCGGGAGTGGACATCTAGTCTTCCTTTGGGCTTTGGCTTACCGGCGGTTGGCCGCTCGCTGCGCCACACGAAGCGCAACGGCGTCATTGAGACTGCCGGAATTGGTGAGACGAGTGGTGAGGGCTTGGACGCGTTCGGCCTGAGCCGCGCCGACGGCGGGCTTCACACCGGGCCGCTGTACGGGCGGAACAGGTTTGGCAATCGCGGCCGCCCTCGCTGCCTGCAAATCCTGGTAGCGGATCGCGTTCACAAGAATGCGCTGCACGCGATGATCAAAAAGCGAAATCTTCTCGCCCTTGTCGTACGCGCCGAGCTCTTGCGCCGTGAAACCAACCTCTTGCAGAAGCGACACGGCCTTTTCCATGATCGCCGAAGCTTTCTTGCTGTCCCCGAGGTCGGGGATGTGCTCAACAGCCTTGGCGTTCTCCGCTGAACGGAATGCAGTCCACTCATCGGTCTTTGCCGTGGTGGCCCGCTCCTCTGCCTTTTTCGCCTCTTCGGTCGCCCACGCAAGTTCGCCTTGGTGGGCCTGCCAGAGGTTGAAGCGCAGCGGATCGGTTTGGGCCAATCGCGTGACATCCGCAGTCGTGCGGATATCCGGGAAATCGCGAAGCTGCTCCCTTTCGAGAACGGCAACCGCGGCCTTTACCTGCGCCTCATAGTGAGAGCGCGCCTGTTCCGCCGCCTGCTCCTTGGCCGCGAGGGCCTTGGAAGTGGTAGCGGCGTCGTTTTGGCTCTGTCGGATGGCCTTTTCGCGGGTCGTTTCGCGGGCTGCAATCTTCTCTTGCAGTGAGCGCGGCAACGCTGCCCATTCGGCATCTTCCTCTTTAGCCCAAGATTTCGGGCGGGCGATGGGCGGAAGCTTGTCGGCCTCCGGGTCGCTGCCGTCATCTTCGCCGGGAGCAGGGTTCTCACCCTGGGCGGCGTTGCCCTCATCGGACAATTGCGGATCGTCGCCGGAGGCAGCGGCCGTGTCGGCCGCGCCGTCATCGGCGGCGGGAGTGCTGGAATCGGCGGGCTCACTCTCGCCGCTGGCGGCGGGCTCGGGAGCCTTATTGCGCACGCTGGCCCAAGCGGCGGCGGCCTCGTTGTACGTCATCGGCGCGGCGCCGCCCGACGCGTTTTCGTCTAGGTGGATGCGCGGAGCGCCAAACGGCCGGGCCGTCATGGCAATGTGGCTGGCGCTTGCGCTGAATCGGTTGGTGGCGTCGTTCATGGTTGGCAGTGTCCCTGCTAAAAGATGCGTAAAAGTTTCTTGCGCTCCGCAACGTCGGCAATTTGCTTCAGATGGGCCTGCGCAAGCCTGCCGCTGGATGCGGCGGCGGAAAGGTGATCTTTCACCTTCCCCACGATGTTGATGGCGAGGAACAGCTTTTCCCGCCCTGCAACGTCATTGATGTTGGTTGACCGCCACGCGGTGGTATACGCGTCCTCGAGCGCCTTGAACGCCTCGGCCAGGAGTTCGTCCTTGAGCAGGACGTCGGCGCGAATGCCGCGTTCTACCGCCTTCTCGTCCTCACTGCTCATAGGCGGCCGACTCCCTCTCTTCGCGGGCCGCCTCGCGGTCCTCGCGCCTTGCCGTCATGTTGGCATCGTGGTTGTGCGCGGTCGCGATGATACCCAAGACGTCGCTCGCAAGCGAAGTTTGCTCCCGGCGTTGCGCGTGCTCATGCTCCCGGTGCGCGCTGTTGGCCTTCAAGGCGGCATCCAAAAGCTTAAGCTTGGCATCAATCTCCGCCTTGATGCGGGCGAGCTCCATTTCAGCCTGCAGCTTCACCTGTTGGTGGATGGCGTCATTTTGCGCCTTGCGAGCCTCGATCTGCGCCCGCGCCTGCGCCTCGGCGATATCCGCCTGTGACTGCGCCTGAATGGCCGCGGTTTTCGGATCGGGCTGCGGAGGTGGTGCCGGGTTGAGCAGTTGCCCGGTGGCAGGATCCTTCTCATCCGGGTTCTTGAAGAACTTATCCGGGCTCTTGTGGCCCATGATGCGCGCGAGCTCGGCGGCGGTGTTGTAGAGTTCTCGATCGCCGACAAGGTGGGTTTTGCCGGCCGCCACCAATTCCTTTTGCACGTTGGCGAGCGCCATGGTCTGCGCGAATTGCTGCGCCTTGCCGCCGGTGCCGAGGCCCACGTTTATGGTCATGTCATCGCGCGTGCGCCAGGCGCGCGGGTCAACCTCAACCCACGCCTTGCGGATTTTGACAGTCTGCGCCTTCTGTCCGTGCTTGCGGATCGTGGCGTGTAGCAGCGAAAACACGTCGCGGACGCCTTCGGCCATGATGCGGGCGAGCAGCTTGACGCGCATCTGCGACGCCGAAAAAACCTGTGCAACAGCGGTGGCAGACTGATTTTGCAGCGCGTTGGCGTCGATGCCCTGCGATTGCCGCGAAAGACCGGTGCGGGTTTCAAGTTCCGCGTCCAGGTGCTGCATCATCGGATAGATGGACGCCGTAACATCGGGCACCTTCTGCCAGTTGACGCCGCCGGGGGTCTTGGTTCGCACCACGCCGCCCGGGCGGCTCACCAAAAGGTCGTCAAGCGTATTCGGCCCGGCGTGCGCCTCGGCGACTTCCACTCGCGGGTTGTTGGCGAGATAGAGATTGTCCAGGCCGGACCGCTTGAGCGCGGTTTTCTCGCGCTGCGTCGGCATCACAAGATCGGCGACCGATCGCCCGAAAAAGCGATGCGTCATAGGAACCGGCGACGTCGCCGCAAACGGCATGGCGTCAAACGGCGTGATGCACTCCTGACCGTCACGGCGCAGGATTTCGCCCTTATCGCCGCCGGTTATGACCTGATACAGGCACGGGCGACCCCGCCCCTCGTAGTCCATCCGAACGTAATGCTCGGTGATCTTGACGTTACGGGTTGCGGTGTTGGTGTCGTCGCCACTGCGCGCGGCGTTCTCGTTCACCGTGTCGCGCTGTTGCGGCTCGAGGGACTGCCCGAGGTAGGACGTAAGCCCCTTGATCTGGTTTTCGTCAAAGCCCTCCGCGATCAAGTCGCCCTCGGTCTTGGTGACGACATCGTGGAAGCAATAGTTGCTGTCCCGAATCGACCGTGCGCCGCGCTCAATACCGAATTCCTCGGGCGGGACGCCCATGACGCGGGCCTGCGAAAGCTTGCGCGTGGTGACTATGGTCACGTCATGGAAGCGAGGAGCCACAAGAGGCGGCAAAACCTCGCCAGCGACGGCCGGAGGCGTGGCGGCGGGCAATTGAGCGGGCGCGGCGAGCTCGGGCGGCATTAGCTGGTTGCCTTTGACTTGATCGGAACGCCATCGCCGGCGTGCTCCGTATGCTCCACTATCTCAAGCGCGCCGTTCGATTCGGCGATGGCGTGCGCGAGGAGCGCAAATTGATCTTCGGAGAGGTCGTAATAGGTTTCGCGCTGCTCCTCCTCGCGCTCCTCCCACCAAACCTTGACGATGCCAACCTTTGAAAGCAGCGCGTCCTTGATGAAGCTGTACAGCACCATGAAGCCGGGATTTTGCTGCATGAACACATGGTTCACGTAGTCGGTTTCCTGTTGCGCGGCCTCCTCATCATCCGGCCCAACCGCTTCGAACTGCACCACCTCGTCAGCGCCGGCGAAAATATCCATGAGGGCCGGCATCAGACCCTCAATCGTGTCCGAAACGTCGGTGGAGACGGCTTCCGATCGGCCCTCGCCGGCCGGCATGTCCTTGCGCATGTCGCCAAGGTAGTAATCCATTGCGTCGGCGCGATCCTCGGCGAGCTTCGCCGCGGACATTGACGCAAGAGCGTCGGCGCGTTGGGCGCCGACGATCGATTGCACTTCTGAAAGGGGTATTCTTGCCATTCTTAGAGTTACGTGACCCTCAAACGGTTGCGGATGTGTTTCCTGCCTCAGTGGGTTGCGGCTCGCCCGTCACGAAATGCGGGAATTCAGCATAGGGCTGGCCCTCGGGCGCTTCGTCGCCGGGCTGGCGCAGGATCACATCCACCCGTGGACGCGCAACGCCCCGCGGATCGAACACGACCAGGTGGACCATGCGGCTGTTCTTGACGTAGGTGACGATTGCCGCGAGAGGCTGGCCCGGCCCAGCCAGGTTTTCGGAGACGTGCGGCCGATACCAAAGCGGATAGCTGACTTGCGGCGCCATCTCCCGCGGACCGAAACTAACTTCGCCGCTGCCGGCCTTCGCCGCCTCGTCGTTGCCGGTGGTGGCCGCCGGACCGTGCTGGCTTCCGGTCTGCGCGCCGCCTGCGTTGTGGTGCTTGCTCATGTCTCGCTTTCGTTCTGGATGATGCCGGGAGCCGCCCGGCGCGGTAGCGTAAATTGTGCATCATTGTCGCCGCGCACGCGGCCGGATCGGTAATAGCCGCCGAAGGCAATCACCGATTCGCCCTGCATCGCCATGAAGGTGAGCCCCGGCGCGTGGGCCCAAACCGAGCGCATCGCGCGCGACCACTGACGGTTAAAGCTTTCACTCATTGCTCGAGGGTGTCCCAAACCGTGATGGCCAGGAGGCCGAGCAGCGCAAGCGCTATGAGGTACGCTGTCACGTCGCTATCAGGCCGCTAGCGCTACGCTTGCAACGGCGTCGGCATCGTGGACCAATTTCGGAACCGGCCGCAGCTTTACCGATACTTCGCCAAGCACAATCCGGAGGCCCATGCGTTTGGAAATGAGCAGTCTGGCCCGGTCCATGTCAGCCGGGTTCTGCCAAAGGGTCGCTTCTATTTCCGATGTTGTGATATCGATCTCGCGATTGATGTTGCCGGTTTCGGTTTTCGTCATCGCCATCCTTTCTCTGCGTATCTGAGGGGCCGGTTGAAATTGGCTGATGACGCGGGCGCTTCGTATGAGATCGCCATCAACCCGAAGGAATCGGCGGCGTGGCTGGACCAATCGTGTTCAGGTCCAAGGCCGATGTTGCGCGCTTCGTCCTTGCGTTCGTGGTAGAAGCCGAGCGCGTCGCGGCCGGCTTCTGTGTTCTGTTCGTGGAAACGGAATTTCGGGGAGAGACGTCGGACCGCCTCAATCCTCATCGCGGCGGCGCCGCGGCCCTGGTTCGGGATCGAGGTGACTTCAAATCCGGCTTCGCGGAGATGGTCCTCATAGCGCTTGCCGGTGACGTTGTTGGCGGCGATGCCGTCGTGCGGCAGGTGGAGATGGGCCGGCCCGTAGCCGCGCTTGCGCAACCATGCGACGTGAGTAGCGAGTACCTGTCCGGACGCTTCGTAATAGTCCAGAACGCGGATTTCATCGCCGACGAATTGGACAATCCAGATGGTGAAGGCGTCAGCGTTGGCCCCCGCGCCGCCAATGTCGATATAGGCACGCAGCGGCAATAGAGGATCCGCAGCGAGGTTCGGCACGATACGGCCTTGTTGCCGCGCCTGGGCGAGCACGCCGGCGAAGTATGCGCCTTCGAAAGCCTTGGCGTAGTCGCCCTCCCAAGTGTGTTCGTAGCGCTCGGGATACAGCGAGAGGTCAAGCTGCCGCTCCTCCTCGAGTTCTTTGGGAAACCACGGGTTATCCTGCCAGTTGGCGCGGATTACGATGGCATTGTGCGGCTTGCGGGCGCGCAGGAAATCGTCAATAGCATCCGACTTACGCCGAGGGTTCCACGACGCCCACAATTCGGAGCCAGAGGCACGAATGGTCGGGCGGAGCAGCGCCAGCGAGCGCGCCGAGAGTGACTGCGCCTCATCAATCCAAGCCCGCTTGAAGCCTTCAAGCGACTTGATCGATTCGGCCGTGTGATCCTGCATGCCCTGGAAGATGATAAGCCCGTCGCCGGGCGTTTCGATCCGATCGCGCCAGATGCGGAATTCAGAGCCGAGGCCCATTTCCTCAATCTTGTTCTCAACGAGCCGCTTGGACGATTGCGCCAAGGTGCGCTGCACTTCGCGGATGCAGACCGAAAGCAGGCCCTCGCCGCCGCTCTCGCCAGGCGCCCGAACGCTGTCCTCAACGAGGAGTTCACCGAAGAAATGCGATTTGCCCGAGCCGCGGCCACCCCACACGCCTTTGTAGCGCGCCGGCACAAGCAGCGGTTGGAACACTTCGGCGGTGTGCAGACGAAGCGTGGTCAATCGTGCTCCACAACGCCGTCCAAGGCGACCAATTCGCTATGACCACCTGGCGCTGCGCCGCTGCCGGCGCATGTCGGGCACTCATCGGTTGCGGCCTCGCCAAGTTTCGGCGGCCGGATTTCGCCGGTGAGGCTTAAGACCACTTCCCCATGGCCGTGGCAGGTGTCGCAGTGCGGCGTCATGCGCCTTCCAGGAAAGCGAGCCGGCGCTCGCGGAGCGCTTCCGCGGCACCGGTGGGCGCGAGCGGCGGCGCATCATTGACCACCGGCACGCCGTCCGCATCGTCGCCACGCTCGAGCGCAGCGCGAATGGCGGCCTTGCTGGCGCGGTCGATGCGCCAGCCCTCGCCCCATTGCGTAATGATCTTGATTTCGGGTTGCCCGGTTTCCTCGGCATGCTTTCTCAGGCTCTTCCGCAACCTACAGAATTGAACGTCAAGTATCTTCTCCTCAGGCCACTCGCATTCGGGCCGCCCGCCGTACAGGACGGTATAGAGCCCATCACGCGTCACGAAATCGCGCGTGTAGAGCATGCCGAGCATTTGGGCGTGTAGCGGCTCGAGGCCGTAGAGGCTACGCAGTTTGCCGGTGAGGGTCCGGTAAATGCCAAGCGCCTCCTCAAGCTGCGCGATGCGGTCAAGCAGCGCCTGTTCCCTATTCCCCATCATTCCATTGCCTCCATATCGTCGCCGATCCGTCATCAGCGACGCAGGACAAACGGCAGGACTTCGACCGCGAAAACCGCGACCACATAGCAGACCGCCCATGCCGGCTTGTCGGCGAGCATGGCAAGGCCGGAGCCAACCGCGAGAGTTGCGGCAACAGCATGAACATTCAGCATCGTTCCATCCTTCTCTTGCGCCGCGCTTGCGGCTTGCTAGCGAAGCGCTAGCGGCTACACGATCCACACGCGAAACGAATATCTGCGGCCGCGATCGTCGGGCCGGCCGCGGCTGCGTCCACCATCGCGCGCACGCCAGCGGCGTCGGCGCCGTAGCGCCTCACCACGTCAACGAATTCTTCAACGTCGTGGCCGCGGATGGCGTAGGCCGGGCCGCCCTGCGTCCACTTCGGAACGCCGTAGGCGTCGCGCTCTTGGCCGCAGTGACTCAATTCATGTTCGACCAGGGCGCAGAATTCCGCGTCGCTCGCCTTGTCGGCATAGGGCGCGAATAGCGTGATGAGGAAATCCGGGACCTCGCCGAACCAGGCTTCAAGCTGCTGTTTCACCCGGCCGCGCTGCCACTTGCCGAAGCCGCCTGAGTTCTTGCAGAGCTCGGCTTGGCCCACGACGCTACGCCCCTGCTTACCGTTCTCTAGCGACGTCCAGAGCACGCCGATTCGAGCGTCGCGCAAATGCTCATACGCCGGGTTCTCAAGGATCGCGCCTTCCGCAATGAAGGTGGAGAACATGAATTCCGCCACGTCGGGCGCGGGCCAGAACGGGACAGCGGAAACATCCTGCTCCACAAGATCAATCGGAGGGTGCGGCCGGCGCTCACTGATGACGGCGGGAAACATCAGGTTTCCTCGCCTTCATCATCCGCGGCAGCCGGCTCCGCGCCCTCCCCCGCCTTCACAATCACGCGTTCGATGCGGCTCACCATCCGGAAGGGAGCATCAGGGTCCGCGTTCTCGATTGCTTGGGCTGGCTTCCCGTCCAGGCGATCGGCAATGAACCCGATTGCGCCCATGTCGCCCTTGCGCGCACGGTCGATCGCCTTCCGCGCCATATCGCGTAGCGCCTTGTGGTCGGGGCCGATCTCCCGAAGCTCCATTTCAAGCGCTTCCCGAAACATCTTGTGCTTCGGACGCCCGCCGGGGTTGCCTGACTTGCCCTTCTCGAATGGCATTGTTCTGAAACGTTACGTTGTTGACGGGAAACGCGGATTATTCGGCTTGTTCCGAGCCAAGGTCATTGCTGATCTGCCCGAGCTCGGCCAAGACGTCGGCAGCTTCGCTCTCAATGGTCGCGGCCATCTGCCCCGTTACGTGACGCGTCGCGGTCTTGGCGTCGTGCAGCTTGCTCACGGCGTCGCTGACCCTTGCGAGCCCTTCGGCGCGTGCCTGGGCAACACCTTCGCGGGCTTCGTCCATCATGGCTCTGATGCTGGCGGCGAAGCTGCCGGACGCTGGCTTGCTCATGGTGCTGGCTTTCGGGCTGGGCTGCCGAGGCGCAGCGGCGACGGCGTTAACGGTCGGGATGAGTGCAGCCGAGGAGTGGGCAGGCGCTGCGTTGTCCTCAATCGAGGTAGCCGCCTGCCCTTCTCTCTCCACGGGCATGGTGTTGGTTGCGGGCGAGGCCGAATCCCCCAACGCCTCGCCCGCTATTGCCGGATCGGGCGCAGCGGTCACAACAACCGCTCGCACCGGAGAGCCGGCCGGTAACTGTGCAACAGCGTCGCAAGACAGCGCGGCGCGAATGGCCTGTTCCGCCTCAAGTATGGTGGCGGCCTCATCAACGCCTACGATGCGACCCGCGATCTCGAACACTTGGCGCCCGCCGAGATGCTGCATCGTCATGGCCGAAGCGCCTGGAACGTCGCTGAAGCGCGCGCGAATGTCTTGAATGCTCATGGGCTATGATGAGCCGTGATTTGCCCTAACTAAACAATTGGGCAGGAACGATAGCTGTGGGCGAGTGTGTGGATGCGTCGCCGCTTAGTTGTGGGCAACGCCCTTGAAGCGGTGAACGGTCATGCGGCCTCAGGAGCGGGTTGCCGCTTGCGGCCATCCGGCCCGAGGCCGTGCTTTGCCAGCAATTCCGGCGGCGCCTTTGAAACGTCGTTAATCGGCGAGTAGCGAGACCACATGCCGAGTCGGGCAAACATCTCCACGGCCTGGTCAAGAGAAAGCTTGCCTTGATCGCCGCTAGTTTCGCTTTGCAGGAAGGCAACTGCCGCGTGATCGCTCCACCTCTGTTGATTGAGCCACGTCACCACCTGGGGGACAAAGCGCGTGCCGATGTTGCCCCGCCTGCCTTCCGCCTCCGCCCACTTCTTCGCCTCAGCAATCAAAAACTCCGGATCAAGGCCGGTTTTGACCAGGGCGCTAAATCGCGTTTCGGCCGGCTTGCGCGGGTTCGGTCCATCGCGTCGGGGGCATTCCCTCCAAAACTCATCGAATCGAGAAGGCGTACGCTCCGGGCGATTTTTCGCCCGAGATTCTTTCTCTCCCTCTGTCTCTCCCTCTGTCTTTGGTGCATTCGGCGTTTTGCAATCTGCTAGCGCGCCGCTATCGGGCTCATCGGTGACAAAGAAGCCCTTATCCAACAGAGGTTTGAGCGCTGCCATGAAGTCAGCATCCGACATACGAAGGCGAAACGCGATGTCCTCGAATGACGCCGTGATCGTGCCTTCATCAAACTCGGCGGCATAGAGCCACAACATCGGCGCTAGCGCCCTGCTAGCAACTGGCAAGCGCAGGAATTCGATGTTGTCCAATAATATCCGGTGCAGCTTGATCCAGGGCGGACGCCGTTCCTTGTAGTGCTGAAACGATTTCCATTCTTTCGGCGTGATGCTCACGGCTTGCTTTCCTGCTCGAGGAGAATTCTTTGCGTGCTCGGGACGGCGAACGGTACGCAGGCGATGCGGTCGCGGCCCGCCATCTGGTCGGCGAGCGCGCGGGTCTGCCACACGGAGCCCATAGCGCCGTTTAGGGAGCGGTAGACGTTCGCGTGCGCCTCTTGCTCGCGGCCTTCGTAAAACAGACGGGCGACGCCCGGAGCGCCGATGGCGGGCCCCCAAATGTACCAGGCATGATCTTCAGTGCCTTCGTGCTCGCCTTCAAACCAGCGGATGCGATCGGTGAGCGCGATCTTTGCGACAAAGCGCGGGTTGTTCGCGAACAGATCGGCGCGCGTGTTGCCGAAGTCGAATTTTGCTGTGAGGAGGAGCGCCACGACGCCCGGGCAGCGTTGCAGCGCCAGGCGGGCAAACTTCACCGCGAGGCGGTTGCCCGGGCCATAGGGCGGGTTTGTAAAGATCGCATCACAGAAGCGCGGCGGCACCACGGCCGATTCGTCCAGGAAGTCGAAGAAGAACGAATGCGGCCGGTCCCATCGATACGGCGCAATATCGCTTGTGATGACGTCGAACCCGGCCGCGCTGAGAACGTCCGACATACAGTGGCCGCCTGCGGCGGGCTCCCACACGATCGCGCCAGCCGGCAGGTACCTTCCGAACACCCTTAGCAGCGCCAAGGTGGGCCACGCCTCGCGAGTTTGATACGCGTCATTCGGGATCGCTGCGAATTTGGAACGGACAACCGTCAACCTTGGCGCTCCTGGTCGCGCAGCAAGGCCAACCGATTAGCCACGTCGCTTTCGCGCACGTTGAGACGCTTGGCGATTTCGTATGTGTCCAGCCTCTGCGCCCCGCGGAACAGTGCGAGTATAACCGCGTCATTGACGCGGCTTCGCGGCGGCGTCGGCTCTATAGTGTCGGTTGCCAGCGTCATGCTTCCATCCTCCGGGGCTCAAAAAACTCATCCGCCTCGGGATGGCGGTTGATGAACCAGCGCGCGAGCAGCGCGGTCCAGTTGTTGTTGCATTTGAAGGTTCTGACGCCCCGTTCCACCTGGAAGTGCCAGCGGATGCGATGCAGGATCGCGTCTGCCGAATGCCGCTTGAAGCCGATGCCGATCAATTCCAGCGTGATCCGCTCAAAGTGCTGCGCTACATCGACGGGAACGCCCGAGGGCGGAATGATCGGCCGAGCCACCGGCGGCGGCGTCCAATCGAAAAGCGGCGCGCCTCTCTGCATCAACCGCCAAGCAGTTCGGGAGAAGGCAGCGCCGCGGCCACCGAGACATCGGGGATTGCGGCGCCGAGGTCTGTGGCCATCTCCGCGTAAACCCTCATGATGCCGACGCGTAATTCTTGATCGTTAGCCAGCTTCGCCGGGGCGACGCGCCAGGCGTGCAGCGCCGTCGTGTGATCGCGCCCGCCGAACTTGAGGCCGATCGCTGGATAGCTGGCCCGCGTCAGTTCCTTGCAAAGCCACATGGCGCACTGCCTGACCTTCACGACGTCTGCAGTGCGCCTCGCCGATGTGAGGTCAATTTTGGACATCTTGAATTCGCGGCAGACTGCATCAATGATGCGCGAGCATGTGACCGCCTGCTTTTCGCCAAAAAACTCAACAACGGCCGGATGTTCGCCGACGAACTCTACAGCGGTGCCTACTATGAGGGCCTGACCCGCGCGCCCATCCACAGCTTGCGAGCGCCCTGCCGAGTCCACCGCTCGGAGCGGACACCCGAGCTGTTCGACGGCCGCCGCCATCTTTGATTGCTTCAGCCTCTCGGCTGCGGCGGCGATATGTTCGTGAAACGCGGCTCGGCGAGCATTGAACTTGCGTTCCGATGCGGTTGGTTCTCGGCGGGGCAAAGTCATTGCGCGCCCCCGAACATCTCAGCCGGCCCGATCGATTCCGCCCAAGAGGCGAGCAACGCGCTCAAGGCGAGCAATGTCCGCGCGATAAATGTCCGAGCCCTGTAACCTCTGTGCTGCATCAAGTCCCCCGGCTAGTGACTGAAATTTGTCCGCTAAAGCCCTCGCCTCTTTGCGAGCGCTGATGAGTTCCGCTGCCCGTCGCACGTCGCGCGCCGCGTGGTGCTCCGGATCGTCTATTTCGCGGTACCAAAGCGCCTTCACCGTCCGGCGCGTGACGGTCTGCTTTGCGGTGCCGAGCGCTTCCTTGACCGCGCCCGGCACCTTCCCCAGCCAGCTTTCGCGTGTGTCCCCCCATTCTCTCGCACCCGCGACAATCGAAATTTCCTTACGCATCACTCACCTCCGGAAAACTTCTCCGATCACCGGAAAGCTTCTCCAACAATTGGAAAACCGATGACGTCGAATCGCTTCATGAAAAACGCTGATGACGACAACGACGAGTTCCCCTTCCAATCCCTCGCCGCGATCACGGCGAAGCTGCTACAGGCTCAAAAGACAGAAGATAGCGAAGCACCCGGCGGACGATCCGGCGGCGCACAACAGGATCACGGCGGCGCCGACCACACTCAGGACAATGAGCGCTGCGAGAGCGAGCCAGAACAGCACCGTCAATATGTCGATCAGCGCTTGCGCGAGATTGCCGCGTTCGAGGCGCGGGCCCGCGGCGCGCGGAAACGACGATGAAACGTTTCGCATCAGGCGGCGACCTCGACAGATGACGGTGGACGCTCAATACCAGCAGGCCACTTGGCTCCAGCAGGCCAATTTTTTGAAAGCCAATGCAAAACCTCGTCGTACTTGCGTATCGTGAAGGTGCGGCCATCCTCATTGAGGTTGCTGAAAAACCTCCAGTCACCAGCAGCAAGGCGGCCAAGTGTAGAAATCCCAATTTTGCGCGCCTCCACATAGGCAGTCGCACAGACAATAAGATTTCTACGAAGCTCGGTTTCCATGAGAAACCATTTAGTCGGATTTTTCCGACTTTGCAAGCAAAAAAGTCGGAAACATCCCATTCGCCAACAGCCTGGAAAAGTCGGATAAATCCGTCATGGCGATTAACGAGCTACGTCAACGGGTTGAGCGAAGGTTGCGAGAACTGAACAAGGGAGCCGTTGAGGCTGCCTTGTCGGTGCCCGGCCTTGAGCGCAACTACATTCGTGATCTTATCGAGGGTAAGAAGAGATCCTTTTCACAAACTAAGGCGCCGCTAGTGGCGCAAGCCCTCCATTGGAGCTTGGCTGATCTACAGGGGCAAATGCGCGCCCATGACGTTACGACCGCCACCGTGGCGAGCATCCCGCTTTTGGATAAGGTAGCGGCGGGTAAACTCCGATCGTCCACCTCTCAAATTCCAATCGAGGATGTTCCGCTCCTCGCTTTCGCTGATTTAGGACGGGGCGAGTTCTTCGCTCTGACAGTTGAAGGCGACTCTATGGATCGGATTTCGCCGGACGGTTCGGTTATCGTCGTAAACCAGGCCGACCGTACCTTGGTTTCCGGCAAACCCTATGTGATCTCACGTCGTGGCGAGGCGACTTTTAAGCTTTGGCGATCAGACCCGCCTAGATTCGCGCCCTACTCCACTAATCCGACCCATGAACCGGTCTATGTGAAAAGCAAGGCTGAAGCTGAAAAAATGGTTGTCGGCCGCGTCAAGCGAACCGTGCTTGATCTGTAGAAATCGTGTGGGGTTGAAGGGAATATGCCGGAACAACCAATTTGGCCCCTCGTCCCTGGGGAGACGATAGTTCGCAAGGACCTTCATCTTAGGTTTGGCGGCAGAAAACAGGGCGGTATTGGACCGTCCCTGCAAAGTCCCAATGTCTTCCTGTTTTCCGATCAGGAAGTCGGCAAGCGCCACGGCTATATAGACGATTGGAAGCCGGACGGGTGTTACCACTACACCGGAGAGGGACAAAAAGGCGACCAGCGCATGCGGTCGGGAAATCTGGCGATCCTGGAACACAGAAAATCGGGTCGCCATTTGCGGCTATTTCGCGGAGTCGGCGGCACGGTCACTTATGTTGGCGAGTTTGCTATTGCCGAGAAGCTCCCCTTCTACACCGATGACGCGCCGGAGACTGGAGATGGCCCCTTAAGAAGCGTAATCGTATTTCGGCTACGACCGATTGGTATTGAACCGCCCCTTGGATCAAACAGCCCCGCCCTACCCATAATCGACACAGTACATGAGGTTGACCGCGAGGATTCCAACTCGGAAAAATTTTTCGTAAATCCGAGTCGTGAGCCTTATGAAGCGGAGAAAGTCGAAGCGATCCTTGTCGGAGAATTTTGCGAGTTTCTACGCCGAACCGAAGGCGTTGAAGCCCGGCGGCTGAGGATTACGCCTGTGGGCGAAGCTAAGCCTTTGTTCTGCGATCTCTATATCAAAAGCAAAAAGCTCCTAATTGAAGCTAAAGGGACCGTTGAGCGCGGGTCCATACGAATGGCCATTGGTCAATTAATTGATTACAGCCGATTTGCGGAGGTCGAGCATAGAGCGCTCCTGCTTCCATCAGCGCCCAGGCAAGACCTACTTCATCTAATCCGTACGGCCAACATGGGCTTGTATTACAAGAGTGAGGCCGGTTTTTCATTCATAGCCCCCTAGCCCGCCAAACCCTCGCAGGCGGAGAGCATTCGGCAAGCCTTCAGGCAGCCGAGCTCAATTTTTACGTGTACTAGTCTAACTTTCCGTGAAAGTCGGATTTTTCCTACTTTTCGTTGACAGTCGGATTTTTCCGACTTAGTATCCCCTTCATCAACTGAGGGGGCCACGATGTCCTACTACGCTGCAAACCCGCACTACGCTCCCAACGATTTTAGCGAGGAAACCGAACGCCGCGAGCGCGCCGAGGCCGAGGCGAGCCGCTGGTTTAATGACCTCGCCGGCCCACAGATCGGCCGCCACCGCGAGAGGATGGAAGTTGCCCGCGCCTACAAAGGCGCACCGCGTTGGGATCGCGAGAAGGCCGCCGCGGATCGTGAGTTTGCAGAGACCACCGCTGACGCCGCGCGCATCGCCGAAATGGTCATGTCCGACATGATGGCAACTGGCGAAGTCACCGAGGCCACGTCCTACGCCTTCGACGAAGTAATGACGCGCCAGGTTATGGCGCAGGCCGCGGAGTAGCTGACGATGGATACTCGCAAAAAAATGTTGGAGCGCGTCAAGGCACTTCTGGCCAAGACAATGGCCAACGGCTGCACCGAGGGCGAGGCAATGGCTGCACTCGACAAGGCTCGCGAGTTGATGGCCGCCTACGAGATCGAGGAAAGCGACCTCATCCCGGACGATGAAAAAGCCCGCATCCACCCCACCGGATATGACGACCCCTACGGCATCAAGAAGAAGATCGCCTATGCCGTCCAGAAATTCACCCGATGCCGCGGGTGGGTCAGCTCACGAACCGGCGTCACGTTCTGCGGCCTCGACAGCGATGTTGAGTTTGCCGCATGGCTTATCGACACACTATCGCAATTCGTGCAGCGCGAATTGAAGGCTTTCCGCGCGGCGGAGAAGCGCAAAGGGCGCCCGACGCCGCGCATCGTCTCGTCCAGCTTTGCATTTGGTGCGGCCCAGCGCATCAGCGCCCGACTGATGGCGCTGTCCCCCGCCGAGCAGCTCGGGCGCGGCTTGGTGATATCCCGCAATGCGCTGATTGACGCCGCGATGAATGAAGCCGGTATCGAGGTTTCCAAGGGCCGCGCTTACCGACCGAGAGTTCTTGGCAACGCGTATGCGGCCGGACAGTCCGCAGGTGACCGAGCATCATTCGGACGGCCTGTGCAGTCGGGCGGCGCCTTGAGGCTAGGCCGATGAAGCGCTTTTTCAACCAGCTCGACGTGACCGACGTCCGCGACCTCGTTGTGATCGCCCTGTTTATCGGAACGCTCGCGATCGGCGCCGCGCTTGGCACCGGCGCCTAGCCCCTCCCCACCGAAAAGGAAGAAGAGCCAATGACCGCTGTCGACCCGAAATTGCGCGAAGCCGCCAGCCAGGAAGCCCGCGCGCGCCGCGTCGAGATGTACGCCGATTGGCTCGCCCACGACGCGGACGGCTTGGCGTTCGCCCTCGCCTATCCCGCCAACGTGCCGTTCCCGCATTCGACCGCGATCTTAGCGGAAGTTCGCGCGCTGGTCGCTCTCACCCTTTCCCGGCTCGAAAAGGCGATTGAAACCGACCGCGCCGCCCACGCCCAACAGGAGCCCGCATGATGACCGAAGCTGCCACCCTTCCCTCTGAGAATTTGAAACCCATTGCCATCCGCAAGCGGCGTGCGCCGGCGCCGAGCGCACAGCGCGACATGCAGATGGAAATGGCCGCCGCTTCGGCGCTCAAGGAGCAGCTTGTTGCGCTGTTCGGCGAGGATGACGATTCGGAGCTCTTGCGCGACACGATCGAGGGACAAACCGACCTCCTCGAAATGGTGGACCGCGTTCTGGAGCAGATGACGCGAGACCGTGAAATGATCGCGGGCATTGAGGAGATGGCCGCAAAGCGCGAGATGCGCAAAAAGCGGCTCAAAGATCGCTGCGGCGCGGTGGAAACCATGCTGCTCGGCGTGCTGGAAATCCTCGGCGAGCGCCGCATCGAACGGCCGCTGGCGCTGATCTACACCCGGAAAAATCCGGATAAGGCCGTCATCACGGACGAAGCCTTGATCCCGGCCGCCTATTTCACGCAGCCGGAGCCGTCGTTGAGCAAGCCCGATCTTCTGCGCGCGCTCAAGGATCACCGCGACACCCTGGACAGCAAGCTTTTCGAAATCGCCGACCGCGTGAAGTCCGGCGAAATGTCGGACGCCGACGCCAACCAGGCGCGCGAACGCATCATTGTCGCCTTTCCGCCCATTCCCGGCGCCGAACTCGAGCCGGGCGGCACCGGCATCACCGTGAAGTGGAGCTAAGCCCATGAACCTCGCCGTTTCCTCATCCTCCTTCACCACTGCCGGATGGTGGCAAGAGCCAAGGTCCATCGCCCTGGTTAAGCGCACCTACGCGCGCGATACCAACCATGACGAATTTGAGATTTTCGTTCGGCTCTGCCGGGAGCTCCGTTTGTCGCCGATCAAGCGGCAGGTTTACGCCTTCGTTTTCAACAAGAGTGACCCGAACGCCCGCCAACTCTCGCTTGTGGTCGGCATCGACGGCGCACGCTCGATCGCGGCGCGAACCCACAATTACCAGCCGGACGAAGCGCCGCCCGAATGGGAAATCAGTGAAGAGGCCAAGAACCCTCTCACCAACCCGCACGGCATCGTTTCCTGTACGGTCGGCGTATACCACCGGCCGACGCCGAAAGACCCGTTCCGCAGGATCGTCGGCAAGGTGTTTTGGGACGAATTCGCGCCGATCGTGAAGGCTGCCGACCAGGACGCCTATGAGTGGGTTGGGACCGGCGAAATCATCCCCGAGGGCCAGAAGAACGCTGGACGCGAGCGGCAGCGACGGCAACTCCGGCCCGGCGCCGAGGCGCGAGTTTCCGAACGTCTTGACCCGAAGAAACCGCAGTGGGCGAAGCAAGGCCGCAACCTCATTGCGAAGTGCGCCGAAATGCAGGCCCTGCGCAAGGGCTGGCCCGAAGATTTGGCAACCCTCAATGTCGAGGAGGAGACCGACCGCCACGCGTCCATCATCGACGCCGATTACTCGGAAGTCATTGAGCAGGCCGAAGCCGCAGACAGACTCGCCCGGATCGGCGGCCCGGCCATGTTCGCCTGCTTCGATGACGCGGGTACGCTCGAAACGGTTCCCGTTGGGAAATTCGCCGATCGCGTCATTGAGCACACCGCGGCGATGGCGCCTGCTGACGTGCTTACCTTCATGGACCGCAACCGCGTGGGGCTGCAAGCCTTCTGGGCCCACAACAAAACCGACGCGCTGGCGCTGAAAAGGATCCTCGAACAACGCGCACAGGTGCCGGCATGACGATGGCAACGGCAACAGCGCTGCGGCCTCGCGTGTGGTCTCCTGCGGATTGGCAATGTCCGGGCTGTGATGGCACCGGCAAGCTGCATCCGAATTGCGAGCCCTGTGACGGGCTCGGCTGGGTCGCCAAGGAATGCGGACCAGGCAGCACCGAATGCCCCGCGTGCGGCGGAGAGAAGTGCCCCGACTGCGACGGATCGGGAGAGTTGCCATGAGCAAGTTGGTGAAGCGATGACTGGCCGCGCGCAACTTGTCCTCAACGGCACCGCACAGCGCGAGCAGGCCATTGATTGGGTCCGCCGCTGCCGGCCGGGCTCGCGCGTCGAATTCAAGGGGCCGCAGCGCAGCGTTGAGCAGAATGACAAAATGTGGGCGATGCTAACCGACATCGCCACGCAACACACCATCAACGGGCGCGCTTTCCGCGCGACCGATTGGAAGGAAATGTGCCTCGCCGGATACGCCGAGGAAATGGGCATCGAAATCCGCCACCTACCCGCAATCCACCGCGCCGGCCTAATCCCGGTTGGCCGCTCATCGTCCGACCTGTCCGTTCGGGAAATGTCGGAATTCATCGAGTGGATCTACGCCTACGGCGCTGAAAACGGCGTCGAGTGGAGCGACCCGAAAGAGCAGCAACAGCAAGCAGAGGAGCCGGTAGCGTGAAATCTTCCGAGGCGGACCATATCAAGAGGCTCGGCGCATGGTGGAACACTGCGCTCGCGGCCACAACGATGAGCGTTAGGCAGAACGCCAAGCTTGTGGGCCTCGACAAGATCCGTGAGCCCATCGCCATGCAAGCTGCGCTGAAAGCCACCGGCTGCAAGAGCGTGATGGGGTTCAACCTTCCCAAGAATGCCGGCGAGCCGTTCCGCGACATCGAGGACCTTGTAAACAGCGCGTTCGCCGCTGCGGTGGAGGCTGCCGAGCGCGTCCTAGGGAGCTACGCCACCGCATGAGCCTACGCGGCCACAAGAGGCAGGAATTTCCGCAGTCCGTCCGAAAGCAGGCTTTCGCTCGGTGCTGCCGCGAATGCAAGGTTGAGGGCGTCCAGAATATGCCGGGCGTTCCCCAGTGCGAGAATTGCGGCAACGTCTTGCGGCCGGGCAACGTCGAATATGAGCACCTGGACCCGGATGGTCTCGGGGGCGAGCCTACGATTCAAAATTGTGGCGTTTGGTGCGCGGTGCCTTGCTCGAGCAGAAAGACCCATGAAGAAGATAATCCGCGGATGCGCAAGGCGGACGCGGTTTTAAAGGCGACCTATGGACTGAAGCCGGCGAAGCGCAGCCGGATCACGAGCCGAGGTTTTCTGAAACCCCCGCGGCGTAACGAGGCATCGCGGCCAATCGAGAAATGGAAGGGCTTTTGATGAAGCGCGGCCTTACCAAGCAGGAGGCGGCCACGTATTGCGGCTGCAACACCCTCGCCGCCTTCGATCGGTGGCGACAAAAGGGGATTGTGCGTATTGACCCGATGCCGGGAACGAACGTCTATGACCGTAAGGCTCTGGACCGAGCCCTAGACGCTGCGTCGGGGATCGTGCCTGGATCGGCGGCCGTTGAGGAATTAAGCCCCTACCAGCGATGGAAAGCTGAGAATGCGCGTAAAGCCGAAGCCGCTGACGCTTAAGGGCGTTCACCGCGTTAAGAAGAAGCAGGCTGATGGGTCTATCAAGGTCTATCTGTACCATCGGGCCACCGGCTTACCGCTGGACGCGAACAGGCTTGCCGAGAGCTACGCCGAGGCCGAAAAGAAGAAGCGGCGAGCGGGCGAGCGCACACTGACTGACCTGATCCGGCTTTGGGACCAGTCGACTACTTTTACCGAGCTCAGCAAGGCTTCGCGCGACGAATATGTTTGGAAGCTGCGACGCATTGAGGGCAAATGGGGTAGCGTTCCAGAGGACACTTTCAACAGCGCGGAAGACGCCGACGCATTCGCCGCTGACGCGTTGGCGTGGCACCAAGAGCTAGGCAAGACCTCGAAGCGCTCGGCTGACAATCTCATGTCGGCGCTCTGCCGCGTGCTCTCGTTTGCCAAGGACCAACGGCGGATCAAGTTTCATCCCATACCGACCTTCCATCGCCTCTATAAGAGCGATCGAGCGGACAAAACATGGTCTGAGGAACTACAGCAAAAATTTATTCGGATGGCGCGGCCGGCGATGGTCACAGCGATGATTCTGGTTCGCAACACCGCGATGCGTGCTGGCGATATCCGAAAGTTTCCTTGGACCCGGTACGATGGGCAGCGCGTGCAAATCCGATCAAGCAAGACGGGCAAGCTTGTTTGGATACCGGCTACCCGAGAACTTAAGAGCCACCTGGACGGCCTCGAACGACGCGGGGCACTGATAATGCTCACCCCAACGGGAAAGGCATTCACCAAGCGTTATTTCAACGAACAATGGCGGGAGGACGCCGACAAGGTGGATGCCGGCGACCTAAATTTTCACGACAATCGGGGCACCGCTGCGACCCTGCTAGCCGAGGCTGGCGCGACGGCACCGGAGATTGCCGAGGCGATGACTTGGACGGTCGACAAGGCTCAGAAGGTAATTGATCGATACCTCGCACGCCGGGGCGTGCTGGCGGCAAATGCAATCAAGAAACTCGAGGACTATCGCAACACGCGTGGATAACGAGCAAACTAGGTTGAGGATGTCGCCTGCTGCGAACTCATGGATCGGTCCAGCTCGGCGGCGCGTACCTGATCGATTGGGATGATCTCGACAGCGGCATCGACCATTGACTGTTTCACTCTCTTCGCTTTGGTCCCGCTAACTGCTCCGTGATACCAATTCCACGTCGCCGGATCGTGATCGGCTTCTGCTTTCGCAGCACGAATTTGACCTAACGTGAGAGATGCGGCGCCAACCGGATCGCGAACGGCCGGATACATGGCTGTCGGAGACAACCCATCGGCAGCCAACACCTCCTCAAGGTCGCCGGACAACTTTCCGTCCGCCTTGGAGGGACTGAAGGCTTTGGAAGAGATGCGATAACGCCCCGTCCGCTCATCGGGAACGACGTGATAGGGCGACTGCAACGTGCGAATGAAACGAAACTCAGGCTGCAACCGCGAACGCTGCCAAGGCGACCTGAGCAGGCACATCATGTGCATCACGCTGTTGCGCAGCAACCCACGGCGCCCAACGATAAAAGAGAGCAAGCGCTTCGCCATCTTCACCGTCGAACTCCGCCCCACTTAGATGATCACGAATCCAGATCGACGCCGCGCCCCGATCATCAATGTCAAACTCAAGCTCTCCTCGGCGCGTGTGCCATTCAATCTGCACACTGCCGTCTCCTCCGGGAACCAAGCGTGGTGCTGTGACGTGAGATCCCGATGCACCTTCAAGAGCACTTTCGACATAGAATACTGCGCGCGATAAAAGCTTCACAGAGATCGGAGACGAGCCCGGCCCGTCCCAGCCATCCGGAAGCTCGGATAGGTAGCGAGCGTTCGCTGAAAGTCGTCCCTTCCAATCAGCAGTAGGCGCACCAGGAGCGGCGGCTTGGTGGCTACTTCGTCTTGACGCAGCAGTCGCTCCATCAACAGGTGTGATCCAATCAGCCTTCTCGCTAAGGGTTGCTGGAGACACAGCCACACCGTTCATGAGAAACATGCTCGTCAAAGAGCCGATTAAAACTTGGTTAACGGGCATCGGAGGCAATCGCGTTCTGATACATTTCCCGAATCTTAGCGTGAATATCGTTCATTATATGCTTACTTTCCTGCCCGGTTGCAACCTCCGCGATGCCTGCGAAATTGAATGCAAGCACGGGGGTGGCCGGGAGAGCTCTCGCCAGACCGACTTGGGCGTTGACCACGCCCTTGAACCTCCCATCGTCGGGGTTCAGCGGGTAAACACTCTCAGCCCAATTCACGTTGAAAAAGTTTATTGGCCGAGAGGATGATACTTGGATGAACTTGAATACCTCCGAAATGCGTCTCGCCCGACCGCCCTGCTCCAGCAACGCGGCATTGACATAACTCACCTCGACAAGCCGAGGTTGAGGACGCAATCGAAGACGCTGTTCGACCCACTTCTCGAACCGAGATGTCATTTCAGACCATTTGGCTAACATTGCCTCGAAGCCGGGATAGTCGGCCGGTGCTCCCAGAGGTTCAATTCTTGCCCATCCGAATGCGAATCGGTCGCCCTGCAATTGAACCGTGTATCGTCCATCTGCGCTTCGAAGTAACATTCTCGGTAATGAAATACTCGGACCAAGCTCAAAGGATAACTGCTGCTGCTGCCCCAAAACTGGCAAATTCAGCGGGGCGAGGATCTCGAGTTGTTGAGCGATTGGAAAGTCGGAAAACCCGCCAACCCAGTCCGCTACATCGAGCAAAGTGAGGGGCAATGGCGCCTGAAAATGCGTGACCATTACCAATTCCTGGAGGGTATTGGTCGGCGCTGTCGAAACCTCAGCCATGCGAAGAATATCTCCCACTCGGCTCAACCAAAGCACCGCGCGTCATGCCCTGCAAGCGCACCCTGTAAGTGATCCTAACGCAGCGTGAAGGCACCGGAGCCTCGCCGGCGCGGCTTATCCACGATCGAATGGACCTTCTCCATCAATCGGGCGCAGGCGGCACGGGAACGGTCCCGGAACAGGAAAATGTAAACCACCTGTAAACGAGCCGCGGCAAAAAAATCGGCTACTTAAAAAAGGCTTTGAAACCAATAGAGAATTTGGTCGGAGCGAGAGGATTTGAACCTCCGACCCCTAGTCTCCCAGACTAGTGCGCTAACCGGGCTGCGCCACGCTCCGATGCCGTTCCATTAGCTGCGATCAGGGCCCGGCGCAAGGCACGAGAGCG